AGTACCGAATGCAGTCCATGTACCAAATCCTAACAAAGTAGCAGGATTGGTACTAACGGATGCGTTTATATAAATTGATCCAACTGGATACGCTGCCGCAATTCCTGTAGCAATAACTGATGCAACAAATGCGGTCGTTGCTAATTTGGTTGAGTTATCACTGGTTGATTGTGTTGGCGCTGTTGGGCTGCCAGAAAAGCCTGGACTAGCTAAATCGGCTTTCGTAGCAATCGCCGTAGCGATATTATTAAATTCTGTATCAATCTCAGTACCTTTAACAATCTTGGCTGCATTGCCGGAGGGCAATGAATCCTTAGATGCAAAGTCGGTCGATTTGGTATAGTCAGACATGTGCCGCCCCTTAACTTATACGGCCATGCTTGGCCAAAATTTCAATCTTTTGGATAGATAATTCAAACCCATTCACCTCGGCTTCATAGCCTGTTTGAACTACTTTTCCAGAACCAGTAGCTTGAGATGTCAAAGTCTGAATTACAATACCACCCGCATACTGCGCAACAGGTACCCCATTAGCGCCATATTCAGCAACGCCGTATTCAGAAATGCCTTGCGTTGGGATAGTGACGTTTTCTGATAAATAATTCTCAGAAAAATCATATCCCCATTTAATAGTTACGACTTGGTCTGATCCTCCAATAGCTACAACCGCTATGCGTTTAATAATAGACGTAACCGTTACATCACCTAAATCAGCATGGTTAGTGTAATACGCCATTCGATACGTAGCAGTATTATCAAGATAGCCCGTATATTTTCCAACGTACCCATTTTTGCCAATCAGCAAATCACCATTTCGCAATGCGTATACCGCCGTTGGATCAATATTGTTCCACGTTGTTGCTCTTGCCGATCCGTCTTGCATGACGCTTCGTGTATCAAACACATAAACTTGGCCAGCCGTTGGAAACGTCAATAAATAAAACGCATCAACTTCCGAATAGACGGCTTTAATATTCGCCGCCGTTTCGCCCGCCACCAATTGCATTAAGTCATTGCGAACATTCTTGCTCATGTCACGAAATGGCGCTGACTTTTCCTGAATGGTTCTTAATACCGAGCGCACACCCGAGTTGGATAAAAACACAACATCGGTATTGGTACTTTGAATCGAATCGCGCCATTGGCAACCAATACCAACCACCGTGTCATACAGCGACATCGTGCTTGGTGTTGTTGCTCCTTGGTACACCAAAATCTGGCGCTTACCAAAGATAAACAAGAATCCGTTATGCGCTGCTAAACCAGTTATTTCGTCAGCACCGTTAGCCCATACGTTATTAACATTTAATGTGCCAGATGTGCCGCCGGTATAAATATGGCCAGCAATCAAATCAGAGAATGTCAGCGTTGTTTTGTCCGTTGCGCTACCAGCAATCCACAAACGGCCATACGCCGATATGCAGATATTGCCTTGTGGAACGGTGCCAGCGTAGCCAGTTTTCTCGCTTACCCTACGGTACGTTGTTGTGCTTACCGCTGGGTCATAGATTAACGGGTCGTATCCCAATTGAAAAAAATAGGTTATTCCATTAAGCGATGCGCAATGCCAATTACTAGCCGTAATAGTGGGCGCTGTACCACCGCCGCCATAGGTCAGTTCAGTAACTGTTGTGCCGCTTAATTTGAATAACTTATTGTTTCCAGCAAATAACGTCGTAACTGATCCATCAGTGCGTACTAACTCATGGATGACACCCACATCATTAGCGCCAAGATTGCCTGAGCTAGTATTGACCTTTGTCCAGCCTTTGCGAGCGCCCATCCGACCGTACTTGTCCAAAATACAGTTGGTCGCAGTCAACGCAAATCCAGCCGCTAAATCAAGTGGACTATCTTGCGTATTCAGGCCATAGAAGCCTGGTGCGGATATAGAGAATCGCTCTAGCGCTTGGCTCATACCGAAATAAACTCCTGCGAATCAGCAAAGCGTGTAGCTTCCAACGAAATGTAATCAGACAACATGGAGCGATACAAGTTATATGCTTCCGATGAAGTTAGGCCGCCGTCCTCGCCACGTTCTACCAATGCTCTAGCGTAGGCATTTTGCTCAACCAATACATCAGGTACTAACACCGATGTACCATCAGAGGACAACGTAGCTTGTGGGACCGTTACAAAGAACTTGATGGTATAGACGCCATCAGGACGGCCATACAATTGAATTTGAGCGTCACCATTACTATCAACACCCTCAAAGCAATACTGCGAGGGAATATTAGTAACAATAGGCGTGAAGTTTTGCTTACGGCGCATATCGCCGGTGCCAATTTGCTGCATGACAACATTGCTGGTGGTATTTAATGGATCGCTAGATACACGGAATTTTTGACCTGCGCCAGTTAATGCGTAGATATACGTGCCGGATGCTGTAGTGACATTTATCTCTTGGCCGAGAACATTCCAATCGTAGGCGTCCTCGACTTGACGCTTGGCGTCATTAACGAACTTGCCGATAAGGCTGGAGTACGAACTCAAAGCGACAGTAGAGACTGTCGGCTCACGCAATCGCACTAGAATAGAATTTACAATTTGTAGATAGGTCATTCGCTTCCCCGCAAACCTTAACAGAGCCAGCTTTTGCCTATCCCCTGTGGGAAGAAGCCATCGCCCCTATTATAAAGAAATTACTTTACTTTTGGCTACCATTTAACTTTGTTTGCCCAATACGCCGCGCTCATCTTGCCTTTGTCAATATTCTTGGCATGCCGCGCTTTGAATGCTTCATTGCGTTTTGTGCCGTCAGGACTGCCAGTAGCGCCTTGTTGGCCAAAACGGATCAGCTTGACTTCATCCCCATCCTTGGCTAGGACTACATGGGATTTGGTCGGATGGCTTGGAGTCGCTTTAGGCTTGTTATAGCCAGCAAATTCCTCTTTACCGCGCTTAATCATTTTTTAGGCTTTTTTGCTGTCTTAGCCGACTGTACAAAATCAGCTTTTGTCGGCGCACCTTTACTACCTACTTTGCGCATCTTCTCGCCCGATCCAGCTTTAATTCTTGCTTGCTTGGCATTGATGTTGGCATAGAGTCCGGTCTTCATTTCTTTGCCTTGTTCTTAGCAGTGCGTTGGCCTCTCATTGGCATTTTGGCCTCGCTCATAGCGATAGCGACCGCTTGCTTACGATTTGTCACTACAGGGCCACCTTTGCCAGAATGTAACGTACCGGCTTTATATTCGCCCATGACCTTGCCAACCTTTTTAGCTCCAGTTGCTTTTTTCATATTAACTCCGTAACAGTTACTGTAGAAGTGGTTACTGCGGCATCTTTAATAAAAGCAATCTTTTGACCTGGCGTTACAGCAATAATTTCTGATTGATTATTGCCGATTAATGGGCTTGTTGTAATTGAAGCAGTTGGATTAGTTCCAATTGCAAAATGGCAGTGGCCATTGGCACAAGCAATGCGAATCAGTGTAGTGTTTGCGCCAAATGCAGTCATTTGTACGCTAGAAGTGGTGACAGTAGCAGCTTGGGTAGTTCCCATAGCTGGCACACCGAAAGCCACTTGATTAGGGTCTAACTGAAATGTTGACATATCTTTTAATCCTTAGTTATAGGGCCGCCGCCCTTCCAAGCATCACAAGTGCGAGCCGCCGCACAAGTAAACTGAAACAAGTCGCAATAGCCTAGATCAGCCGCTGCTACAAATTCTTCGTCATACGACAATTCATCTTCGTTTTCGTCCTTCTCCAACCCACCAACAATGCACTCCATCATCTTTGGCGTCTGAATAAACGCCGCACAATTTCCGCATCTCATACCTTTGACGGTATTGGTCGGCGCGTTGTACATCGTGGCTTTTCTTACCCAAAAAACTGTATTAGTTTCATCTGGGTTAGGTGGGCCATAACCGTATTCTTTAAACGCATGATTACGGTTTTTAAGATTAACCGAGATGTCTTGCGTTGCAATCGGGCAACTTTTGCCAGTTAAAAGACCAGTTTTCATCTAAAAAGTATGCGATCTAGAAAAAACGCTGCAGCGCCACTTATGGCCGACGCAATAGCCATACCGACCCAAAAACCGCCTTTAGACTTGTTGGCCATAGCCAACAGCTTTTTGACGTCTTCGCGCAGTGCGCTAACTTCAACCTGAAGCACTTCAACTTGAGCCTCTAGCTTGCCAAATTCGCGCAAATCGATATCAGACATTATCTATCTTTCTCGGCCTCCCAGGCCGTTTTTGCGCCTCTGGTGGCTGCATAACTATTAAATGTTCGTCGTTGTCGTCTAAAGTTTCGGACTCGTCGATACGCACATAACCGGCATGGCCTTTCATGCTATCTATATCGTGGGGCTGGTTAAACGTAACCATTTGACCACTTTGAAG